AAGATTACCTGAGCAAACTGCACTGGCATACATGTTTGCGTACGCCGAAGGGTACACTTTAAATTTTCGCTTCGCTGCTGCCTTACCTCTTGCACATAATTTAGCCATCTTTAAACTCCTTTAATATTTCTAATTTTTCTTCAGCATGAGCAATCTTTTCAATCAGCTTATCTGATTCGTCTATGTGTTGAGGATGCTCACCAATCCCTACACTGTTTTCTAAATAAATTTTTAATGTCGCTTCAGCTTCAGCAATCTGAGCTTCATATCTTTTTTCTAGTGCATCAAGAATGACTTGCCTCATGCACTATGTCTTTTTTGAACAGCAAACTTAGCAACTTTTACTGCACCTTTATGAGGTTTATATGTTCCCTTCATAAGTTTGTAAGAGTTACCTTTTTTCATCCAATGAAATCCCTTTGGTGCTTTTACTGTTTTCATCATACTTTTCTCTTTTTCTTTTTCTTAAGTGCTTTAAAGTCCGCACCTGTTATCTTATCAAATGGTGCAGCCATTCTAGCAATCTTCATTTGTTTTTTACTGTACTTTTTATTTTTACCTTTAGGCATAATATATAACCCTCCAACATTCCCAACTGACTAGCAGTTACTCCTAATTGTTATTTTTTTTTCTTTTTTTTGTTTTTTTTCTTTTTTTTGTTCATTGGTTTTTTTTTACTATGATACATTGTTTTCTCCTTTTGTTACCATTTCTTACATGACCAGTATCTAGCACTGAACACATCTTTAGCAGTAGCACATCTGTGCCTTGCTCTAAAGCTCTTTCTAGCTTTGGGGTTAGATTTTCTAATCTTCATATTGGCATCCCCATATCTAATTATCTTTTCTTTGCCACCTTTACAAGCCTTGACGACAAACTTTTTTCCACCTGAGATTTGTCTTTTAGGTGTATTACATTTCATTTTTGACTTATCTATCGCCATCTAATTTTACCCCATTAAAGTATTTATATTCATATTCGACAACTCTGCAATCATGTTTTTTACGCATAGACTTTTGTTTATCTTTAAATTCTATAGCTTTCTTCTCAGTTTCAAAAATAGTATTTGTAAACATAGTATGTAAATCGCTGTTATTTTTCCATACCACACAATACATTATGTCATAATTTTTGGTTTTTTTGGAGGAACTACAGCTTCTTCAGTACACAAAAACTTAATAAATATTTTGTTTTTATTGACATCCTCATAACCAATTTCTTCAAGTTTTGCTATTGATTCATAGTTACCAGCTATCATACAAGAATAACCATCTACAAATAAATCTGGGTATCTGTAAGGTGGTAAACAACTATTACTAACAGCAGAACACATAATTAAATTTAATACAAAATTCATTCTTTATCTTTTACTTTTTTTAATTGATCCTCAAGTTCAGTTATTTTTTTATTTGCATCTAGTAAGTCTTGTTGAGAATGCTCTAGTTTTTGCAAACATCTTTTGTTCGCAGAATCTTTAGACTTACCTGCGTCTTGCAATTCTGCAACCTCTTGTTTAAGGATTCTTACCTGATCCTTATATTCGTTAATCAAATCAATGTCGGACATTAATTATTTTTTATTGTTTTTAAAAATCTGTGTACCCTTAATTCCATAAATACTTGCGACTACCAAAATCCACAAGTTTGTGAACCATGATGGGAGCTGTTGGAACTGTTCAAAGAACTCTTTTATTTTAGCAGACGCAGCAGGATCTTCGCTGAAGACCCCATAGGCAATCACTAAAATTGGCAGAGTTAAAACGACCAAAACGAATTCGTCTTTCCAGTCTGATTGCCTTGCCTCTAAAAGTTTGCCACTGTATTCAAGTTCTCCTTTTGCCATCTTCTCTGCATGAGCTGCCTGAGCATCTGCCATACGCATTTTAGTTTCTTGTTTCTTTTTATAAATATGCGTACCTGCATTCAAAGCTAATTTAACTGCACTAAACCACATTATGCACCTCTCATCTTTTCTGCTAGTTTTTTTGCTCTGTTAGGAGTTTGATGTTTTGCCCAAACAGAATCCATCATTTGAAAACTAGCTTCACCATAATCTTCTCTATCCAAAGCCTTCCACATATTTTTAAACTTAGATACACCACCTTCACCGATTTGGTAAACCATATTAATAATTACTTGCTTTGCAGTGTTGTTAATTGGTCTTTCTTCTATCAATCTTTCGGCTGCATCAAGTGTTCGTTGGAAATCTCTTTCAAATACAAGCTCACCTTCTTCCTTAGAATATTCAACACCATGCTCATATTGATCTTCAGGTGTTATCTTATGTCCATAGAATATAGTATCAAAGCCTTCACTACATTTGTAAATCTTAGGTACATACCCTTCACAAATTTTTATTTCTTCTTTTACTTCTTCGTACATATTTTTTCTCCAAGTTCATTGTTAATCTTATTCTCAATCGCCAAACAAAAGCATATAATTTTCTGCACAAATATTCTAGTTTTATCAGTATATATTCCATAGTCACACCTCATAAAATCCTTAATGTTTGCACCCTTCACAATTACATAGTTCTTGATCGAAGCTATTAATATGTAAATCATCTTTGCAATGACAATCACATTTGCAATCTTTACATCTTTTTTTTCTTTTCTTTGGTTTAGGAAAAAATACCCTGTCCAAGTGTTCAGAGAACTTATCTAATAAACCAAAAAAACTGTATATAATTTTATCTATCATTCTAGTATTAATTTTTTAATTGACTTTTCACCCATATATATCTCTGTTTCAGCAAGTGATTTTATGCACTGATATTCTATATTTTTTGATGTACCTCTTGAGGCAACTCTTTTACCCTTCAAGCAGTCAGACATAGAGTCTTGTATTCTATGTTCCTTTATTTCTCCATTAACTATTAATAAAAGTGCTATAACAATTTCTTGCATTAGTGTGTACCATTTGTATATTTCATTTCTCTTGAAGCATCTTTCAATCCTTCAATATCTTCTAAAGCCTTATCAAGCATTTTTTCAATATGTTGAAGCATAACTTGATTGTGAATATTTTTGTCTAAAAGTTCTTGGTGTTTTTCTACAGTTTCGTAAAGGTCTTCCAAAAGTAAGAATTGTTCTTTATCAACTGTTGTCTGCTCAGAAGCCTTAAGTAAATCAGCATTCATAAGCTCTCTTGATGTTTCAAGTGATGTTAGTCTAGCAGTAATCTCAGTATATGCGAAGATACCCATAGAAACTGCAATAATTATTCCAACCATATTTTTGATTGGCATAGCGACAGATGTATTTTCACTAACTTTCATAATCCACCATAAATAATTTTATACCTAATTTTTTTTGTTCTTTAGTAGGACTTCTGCAAATCTTGTAAGAACCTTTAGGCTTATCTTTTAAACTTTTACCTTTTTTTGTTTTTCTATAGGTATTTGTTTTTATATCAATGAGTGTTATTTTACCATTTTTGTCAACGATAACAATATCAAATGGACAAGCAGGATCTACAGATTTAGCAACAAAATAACCTTCTTTGGTTAGTTTTGCTATGGTTTCATATTCACCAACAGTGCCTTTTATTGAAGTTTTTTTTTGTCTTTCAGAGATTAGTTTATCAGGTTTATAACCAGATTTGCTAGACTTGTCAGACCTAATGCTGCTACGAACCATAAGATTTTGTAGATGTTATTGATTCTTAAGTTTAAATGGTGCAAATGGTTATCCCTAATTACATCAATTTTGTGGTGGATTAGTTTTAGCTCACCTTCAAGTTTGATTATTTTCTTTTCGTTTTCTTGAGGTAAGTTATCCATTTAATATCCATTTTCTTTCATATCTGATAAAACTTTATCTTTTTCATCCTGAGATATAATTCCATCAGAAGCCATAGCTGCTATAGCTTGTCTGAAACTTCTTCCAGCTATTGTTTGATTTTGATTGTATCTAAAACCAGTGGTTAAATATTTTATAACTTTATCATTAGTCATCATTTTTGCTAATGCAGCAGGTGTTAAAATAATACCAGCAGCTATACCTGGACTACCTAATACACCAGCAGTTCCTCCTGCTGCCAACTGCATGACAGCACCAGATTGTTTCATTTGAATAAATATAGCACCTGGAGTACCACCTCTTTTTCTTATTCTTCCTTGTGAAAATTTAAGTGCGTTAGAAAAATCTTTTAAATTTTTAATTTGTTCTGGTTCAAAAAAAGCACTAAATGTTTTTTTCTTTTTGATTTTAAGCAAATCATCAAATTTAGTACCATTTATTTGTCTGCCAAATTGGTCAGATTGTGTTGATGATTTTGTTAAAATATCTTCTAAAAATTCACCTCTTAATTTATTTTTTAATTGATTTTTTACAGTTTTGTCTTTTACTTCATCAATAATTTTAAAAGTAGATTCTACTAATGTAGGTCTATCAGCAGCTTGTGGAACTATTGATTTATAAACAAGCTCTGGATCTTTATCCATTAATGTTTTAAATAAATCATCATTATAAACTTCAGCTCCTTTTTTATAAAAATTATTTGCGTTTCTATATAAATTTTTAACTTCATCTGGTAATTTTGCACCAGTCATAGATTCATCTATATATTTAGCTGCAACTGCTGCTAGTCTTTGTTTCTTTTTACCTAATCCAGGTTCAGCTAATGCTCTTGTAATTTCTAAATAATCTGATCTTAGATTGTTTGCTTTTTTAAAATTTACAAAATTTTTTTCAGCATCTATACCTCTTAAAAATGAAACTAAAGCACCACTTTCTGATTTAGCACCAATGTTTTTTAATTCTCCTTTTGCCCATTTTTTTAAATTTGTAATATCAACAGCATTTGGGTTTCCTTCTTTTAAAAGAGCATTATCTAGTGCTTTATATTTAGAGTTAGATGTTGCTTTAAATGCTTTTTGACTACCTGCTAAAGTTTGTTGAAATAATAAACCTAATTCTTCTTCTCCTGCTAAACTTTTATATCTTGTAGCAAAATCCTCTATACCAGATGTTGCAATACTTTCAGCACCTTCTCTTGCAGACCTAATAGATCCACCACCAATCAAACTTAAATCTGCTACATTTTCTAATATGTCAATAGTTTGACCTTCTTGTAGCAAAGCTGGTGTTAATTTACCAGTTCTAGCAGCTTCCATAATTCTATCAGAGTAAGTTCCTTTTGGTACAGATAATATTTTTTGTTTTTGTTTTTCAATAGTAGCAATAGCTTCTTCAGCACCATCTATTAATTTTTTGTTTTTACCTATTGCTTTTGCAATACCTTTATTAATTATTGTACCAGCACCTTCTGCTGTAGCACCTGTAAAGAAAGCTCTTAATAAATCTTTTGTTACATCTTCTGTTGGATCAAATGTTTGAGATACAGCAGCACCACCTGCTTCTCCTAAACCTGCACCTGTCATTCTAGTTGCTACTGCTTGTAAAGCTGGTCTTACAAAAGCTGCTGCTCTACCGACATATAAAGGTAAAGTTAGTTGAGGTGCAAAAGCAGTTCCTACAACAGCACCACCTACTTCCAAAACTAATCTACCAAATTCAGGTGATGATAGATAATCTGCAACAGCTTGTGATCTTTCATTCATTTCAGGCATTTCATCATAGTCTAACATACGACCATAAGCACCTTGTTGTTGTCTTTGTTGATCTACTGTAGGTAAATTTTGTTGAGTGATTGTTTCTTGTTGTTGAACAGTATTAGATTGATCTAATCCCCTTCTTCTTTCAAGTTCTTTTTCAATTAGTTCTCTGCTCATCTTGGTAAATTTTTAAGTAATTCTTCAAGTATATTAGTTGGTAATGCTTGTAGTTGTTCAGGTGTTAATGTTAATCCTGAAGATGGTGTTTGTTGTTGTGTTCCTCCATAAAAAGATAAACCACCAGATTTAAAATAACTATCTAAATCTTCATCTCTGTATGCTGCAAATACTTGTCTTTTTTGTTTTTCAAGTGCTTGTCTGTTATTTTTTAATATTTTTAAAAATGTTTTTTCATCAGGTGTAGTTAAAGCACCAACTAATTCTTTTTGAAATCTTTCAAATTCATTAGGAGTTACAGCAGCACCTGATCTTTCTTTTAGTGTGATGTTAGAATATTTACTTATTAATGCTCTCAATTCATTACCTGCTTCTGAAGTAGCAAAACCTGGAATATTGCCTTGAACTAAACCTACTCCAGGCAAATCTTTACCATCTAAACCTTCTATGTAATCTTCAATGTCTTTTAATGCTGAATCTACATCTGATAATTTTGATTCTTTTACTGCTTTTGCTATATCTTTTAATCTGTTGTCAGCAAAAGAATTAACTTTGAAATCAACTATTTGATTATTTTTCTTAAAAACAATAACATCATCGTTTGGATTTAAACCTAAAAATTGTTTGTCTTTAGGTGTACCTGCACTAGCAACTTTTTGAGTATCACCAATATTTATTGTTTGACCTGAACCTATCTGTTTTATTTCGTTAGTTCTTTCGTTTATTTGATAACCTTTATTAGGATCAAGATTAACACCTTCAGATTTTAATTTTTCAAATTCTGATGAAGTTAATGCTCTAAATTTATTTGCTTTTTTAGGTGTCATTAATTTTTGTAATTGTGCTGTTTGCATAGCAGCAGGAAAGAATGCTTGTAAAGGATCTTTACCTTGTAAGCCTTGACCATAAATAGCAGAACCTAATAATGCAGCTTGAGGAATATTACCTAATAAACCACCTTGTTGATTAGCAGAGGTATCTATTAATCCTTGTAATTGTTCGTATCTTCTTCTTAGTCTATCAATCATTATATTAATCCTCTTGTTCTCATGTAGTCTATATTAAAAGGGTTGGTACTCAAATTTGATGCCATTAGACCGCCATAGGGGTCTGTAGAATAGCCAAATTGTTGATTTGGAGCTACTATACCCAAAATACTATTAACACTATTTTTAGCATTATTATAATCCCTTTGCAAATCAGAACTTAATGGTGAACCTTGAGTCATATTCATATTATTAAAAAAATCTTGTGCAACCGAATCAGGTCTAGTTAAGTCAGGATTTACAATATAAGGTGCATCTGGAGCTATTCTATTCATAACATCTCTGTCAGAATCACCTGTATTAAAGTTGCTCATGGGTACATTAGAATCTCTACCTTGACCATAACCAAGTGCAGCATTACCTAATAATCCTCTTTGACCAGCCTCATTAAAACCCATGAACTTACTACGATCTTGATAGTCGCTTAAACTTTTACCACCTGCCATTAAAAATCTTGCAGTAAGAGGTAAGTAATCTGGTAAACTTTGAAAGTTCTCAGCAAAGGTCATTGTTGCAGGATTTTGTACTATTTCTTGAGTTTCAGGATCAACAGTATAATCACCCATAACATCTTCACCTGTTTCAGGATCTTTAGCAATAATACCTGTACTATACATTTGAGCTTTAGTCATGTACTTACCATTTACATTTGCTAAAGCATCACCTTCGTCTGTATAACCTCTTTCTATTTCTCTGTCTGAATATGTTGGTACACCTGCACCAACCATAGATGTATCTGCACCTAATCTAGCTTGTGCTAGAC